CTGCACGGATGGAGGTCCCGGTGATCGTTCTCGGGGTGATCTTGCTGGTGCTCGGCTGGCTGCTCGGCATCAGCCCCCTGTACACGGTCGGCACGATCGTGCTCGTCGTCGGCTTGGTGCTGCTCCTGCTCGGCGCGGTCGGGCACGGTCCCGGCGGACGCGGCTGGTACTGGTGACCGCCTCCACCGAGGAGTTGCGCGGCGAGCTGGTGTCGCTGCGCCGGGGCATCGAGTCCACCCGTTCCGGATACCTGCGGGACCTCGCGCAGCGAGTGATAGGTGGGAGGTGATCGCCATGGCGCGTGTCGAGGACGTCGCGGCCTACATCCTGGCAACGCACGGTCCCATGACCGCCATGAAGCTTCAGAAGCTCGTCTACCACAGCCAGGCTTGGCACTTGGTCTGGGACGAGCAGGCCCTCTTCAGCGAAGAGATCCAGGCGTGGGCCAACGGCCCCGTGGTGCCGGACCTCTACCGAAGGCACCGTGGGACCTTCCGGGTATCAACCCCCGCCGAGATCGGTGGCGACCCAAAAGCTCTCACCCCACCGGAGCGAGAGACGGTGGATGCTGTGCTTGGCTTCTACGGCGACAAGTCGGCGCACTGGCTGAGCGAGCTCACTCACCGCGAGCGGCCATGGAGCGAGGCGCGTACCAAGGCGGGTCTGGCGGAGAACGAGCGCGGCGACGTCGTAATCGAGCACGCCGCGATGTTCGAGTACTACGACGGTCTGACTAGCTCCGCTACGCGTTGAGCAGACGCGAGAGCCGAAGGCCGAAAAAGCCCAAACAACCGGCTGCAGAGTTCACACCTCCTGGGAGGCCAGGCCCCTCGGCGCCAGCGGGGGTCCACGATTGGACAGCCCAAGCGGCCTCGTGCCCTTGAAGCTCCTGAATCCAACGATCGTCGTCTAGTCGTTCGAGGCCGAGCTTCGGCGCCGGCCAACTACTCCTGAAGGAGGTGGCGGTTATGCCCGGACCTATCCCTGAGCGCAGTGACCGTCGTCGCCGCGTGAACAAGCCTGAGATCGAGATCGAGTCTGCGCCTGGCGCTGAGGACGTCGAGGTCCCGGAGCCGGATCCACATTGGGCGCCGTTCGTGACCCGTTGGTACGTGTCGCTGTCTCAGTCTGGCCAGTCGATCTTCTACCAGCCGTCGGATTGGAGCCAGGCGTGGATTCTCGCCGAGGTTCTGCACCGGGCGATGGTCAACAGCAAGCCTTCGGCGATGCTGATCCAGAGCTTCCTGGCGGGCAGTAGCGAGCTGATGACGACCGAAGGCGCTCGCCGGCGGCTGCGGATCGAGCTGGCGCGCGGGCAGCAGAAGGACGATGACGCCGAGGCCGCCGTCACCGCGATGGACGCGTACCGCAAGCGCCTCGGGTAGTTCCGGTGAGCATCGCCGCCCTCGCCCCGCCTGCTCCGATTGGTCCGGCTGACCGTCTTGTCACGTTGCCCGAGGCAATTCCTGAATTGACGCTGGGCTGGGAGGCCGCCCGGTGGGCTGTGGAGAATCTGCGGCATCCGAATGGGCCGCACGCCGGTCAGCGGTGGGATTTCGTCGACAGCCAACTGAAATTCCTATTGCATTGGTATTCGATCGACGAGTCCGGCGATTGGTTATTTCACCATGGGGTGCGCCGGTTGGCGAAGGGGTCGGGTAAGTCTCCGTTCGCGGCGGTTCTGGCTCTGATCGAGTTCTTGGCGCCTGTGCGGCTGCGGGATTTCGATCCGAAGCTGCCGGGGGGCTGCAAGGGCATGGCCGTGGAGATGCCGTTGGTGCAGATCGCGGCGACTGCGGAGTCTCAGACGGCGAACACGATGCGTATGGTGCGGGCGATGGCTTCGAAGGGCTCGAAGGTCGTCACTAAATACAATCTTGATCCGGGGAAGCAATTGTATTACAAATCCCCGGAGGGAACTCTCCAGGTTATTACGTCGTCGTCGAATGCGGCTGAGGGCGCGGAGGCGTCTTTTATTGTTGCTGATGAGACGGAGCATTGGAAGCCGACGAATGGTGGCCCGGAATTGGCGGCCACACTCGAAGACAATCTGGTGAAATCCGGTTCGAGAATGCTCGAAACGTGTAACGCGTGGGAGCCGGGGATCGGGTCGGTCGCCGAGGCGTCGTGGGATGGTTGGGTGGCGCAGGAGGAGGGCCGTACGAAGGGTCGCTCCAAGATCCTGTATGACGCGCGGATCGCGCCGCCGGACACCGACATGGCGGACGAGGAGTCGCTGACGCGGGCCCTCACGCACGTGTACGACGACTGCTGGTGGGTGAAGCCCCGGCCGATCATCGAACGCATCTGGGACCCACGCTCGTCGGCCGATGCGAGCAAGCGGAAGTACCTGAACTGGCCGACTGTCGCGGTGGATGCGTGGATGACCCCGCAGGAGTGGTCAGCGCTGGCGGATCCGGACAGGTTGATCGAGCCGGGTGAGGACATCTGCCTGTTCTTCGATGGCAGCAAGAGCCGCGACGCGACCGCGCTGGTCGCCTGTTGTGTGAGCGATGGGCACGTGTTCGTGGTGGGTGCGTGGGAGCCGGACACGGCGCACAACACCGAGTCCGTGGTCCCGGCGCACGAGGTTGACGCGTGTGTGGCGAAGGCGTTCCGCGAGTGGAACCCGGTGGCGTTTTTCGCGGATGTGAAGGAGTGGGAAGGCTTCGTCAAGGTCAACTGGGCGAACGAGTACGGGCCTCGGTTGCAGATGCACGCGGTGCCGGGCGGTAAGGAACCGGCGCCGATCGCCTGGGATATGCGCACGCGACTCCACGATTTCACCCTGGCTGTCGAGCTGACCGAGACGGAGATCAAGTCGGGTGCGTTCTCCCACGATGGTGATCCTCGGATGACTCGGCATGTGGGGAACGCGCGGCGCCGGCCGAACCGGTGGGGCATCTCCATCGGTAAGGAGTCCCCGGATTCGCCCCGGAAGGTTGACCTTGCGGTGGCGATGATCGGTGCCCGGATGGTCCGCCGGCTGTGGGTCGCGGCGCAGGGCCGGGTGAAGGTCCGCAGCGGCAACGTGTGGTGACTCAGCTCCGCAGCGGTTGGAGAGGGCACCCGTTGTCGCAGGTCAGCTCCTCGCATACCGGGCAGGACCAGCGCAGTCCGTCCTCGGCGTCGATGGCGTGTTCGAGGTCCGCGAGCAGCTGGGTCCAGTCCTCGGCGTCGTAGAACCGTGTCCGGCCGGCGACCCAGCGCAGTGTTCGGAGCACCACGAGGGCGGTCGCGTGTTCGTCAGGTGTGAGCCCCATGAACTGATTCCTAGCAGAGAGGCCAGGTGAGACTGTGCTGAGCACTCAGGCCCTGGCCTCTCTTGTCATGGACAAGCTGTTGCCGGACTGGCGGAAGGAGCGGGAGCGCCTCGACAGGATCGACCGGTGGTATCGGTGGGATCCGGATGACATCAAGCTGCCGAAGGGTGCGACTCCTGAGCTGAAGGCGCTGAAGGAGTTGTCGCGTGTGCCGTGGCTGGGCCTGGTGGTCACGTCCACGGCGCAGTGCATGTACGTGGACGGCTACCGGTCCCGCCTCGATCCCGTTGGGGCGCCTGTCGATCCTCGGGGTTCTGAGAGCGCGCCTGACGGGCCGCCGCATCCGATGGCGGAGCCGGAGGGCCCGTGGCGGATCTGGCTGTCGAATGGTTGGGATGAGCGTCAGATCGCGGTGCACCGGGCGATGTTGGCCTACGGGTACGCCTACGCCACCGCGCTGCCGGGCAAGGACTTTCAGGGCAAGCCGATGCCTGCGATGCGGGGTATGAGCCCTCGGAAGAGTTACGCCTGGTATGACGATCCGGCTGAGGATGACTGGGCGATCTACGCGTTGCAGGTGAAGGACCGGACCGAGGTTGTGACCACGGTCAAGGTGTTCGACGACGAGTTCGTGTACACCGTGAAGGTCGACTCGGCGGCCGGGTTGGGGCGCAACCCCGTCGAGCTGCTCGGGGTGCCGGAGGCGCACGACTCGGGTGTGTGCCCGGTGGTCCGCTACTGCAACCAGCTGGATCTTGATGGTCGGACGCCGGGTGAGGTCGAGCCGCACATTCCTCTCGCGGCGAGGATCAACAAGACGGCGTACGACCGGATGCTCACCCAGCATTTCAACTCCTGGAAGGTCCGCACGGTCGCCGGCATGTCGGAGCCGGACACCGAGGAAGCGGCGCGGCGGAAGAAGCTGCAGCTGCGCCAGGATGATCTGTTGGTCGCCGACGACCCGGACACCAAGTTCGGCAGCCTCCCGGAGACCCCGCTCCAAGGCTTCATCCAGGCCCACGAAACCGACGTCCAGTCCCTCGCCGCTGTGTCGCAGACACCCACCCATGAGCTGACTGGGCAGATGGCGAACCTGTCCGCTGAAGCGTTGGCCGCCGCCCGCGCGTCGCTGACGCAGAAGGTGTCGGAGCGGCAGAAGTCCGCCGGCCGCTCTCACATCCAGCTCCTACGCCTCGCCAGCGGCCTGCACGGCGACGATGCGCACGCCACCGACATCACCTCCCGCGTGACGTGGCAGGACATGAACATCCGGTCGATGGCCCAAGCCGTGGACGCGCTCGGGAAGGCCGCCCAGATGCTTCAGGTGCCTGTCGAGGCGCTGTGGGGTCGCATCCCTGGTGTGGAGAAGTCCGACGTCTCGGAGTGGATCCAGATGCGCCTCGACGCCGACCCGATCACCCAGATGCAGATGGAGCTGGCCCGCCAGGGCGGCCAGCAGCCGGCGCCCGGGGTGCCGGGCAACGACCCGGCGGTGGACCGCACACCGGTCGGGCCGCGCTGATGGTCGAGTCCCTGCTCGTCCTCGGCGGGCTGATCGTCATGGGCGTGCTCGCCGCCGCCATCTCCTGGATCCTGTACGGGCCCCGGTAGATGGCCGGTCAGAGTGCGCGGCTGACTGAGGAGTACCGGCAGCAGCAGCTCGCCCTGAAGGCGGCGTTCCTGGCGCAGTTCATCCCGACGGTGAACTTGTTGTCGTGGTCGGCGATCGACGCCACCTATGCGGCGTGGGTGCAGGTTGTGATGCCGCTGGTTCGGAGTTTCCGGCAGGCGTCGGCGGATCTGGCGGTCGACTACTACCAGCGGCTGCGGCTGATCGAGGCCCCGGAGGCGTCGTCGCCGGCCCCGACGGTCGAGTTCCGCAACGCCCCGGGTGCCGAGCTACCCGGCCCGGCCCGGTTGGCTTCTGGCCGCAACCAGCGGCCCACGATCACGGTCGGTTCGGCACGCCGGGACAGCGTGGGACAAGCTGGGACAGCGCGGGACACCCCGTCGAACATCACGGCCCCGCATTTCGGGGAGTTCAAGCCTGTGGTCCTGGACTGGAGCAGCGCGGACGACGCCACGATCCGCTCGCTGCTGGTGACCGGACCCAGCGCCCTGAAGCGGGCCTCTCACCACGGCCTGGACGAGACCAGGGCGCGCAGGGTGGCTGTGGTGCAGGCCTCGGGTGCCGCGTCGCGTCACGTCCTCAACGGGGCCCGGGACACCACCCTGGAGCTAGTCAAGGCCGATGACGTCGCGGTCGGCTACATCCGGGTGACCGCGTCGAACCCGTGCGCCTTCTGCGCCATGTTGGCGAGCCGGGGCCCGGTCTATCACGAGTCGTCGTTCGCCGAGTCCGATCCACGGTTCGTCGGCCCGGGGACGATCAAGGTCCACGACAACTGCGCGTGCATGCCCAAGGCCGTGTTCTCCCGGACCGCTGAGTGGCCCGGCCGGGCGGCGGAGTTCCGCCGGATGTGGCGGGACAGCATCGAGGGCAAGTACTCGGGCCGGGACGCGCTGAACGCGTGGCGCCGGTTGTTCGAGGCGGCCGAGCGTGAAGCCGGCCGTGAAGAGCAGATCACCGCATAACGCGAACGGAGTCGGTTGTGGCCGGTCCCGATACTGATACGCGCCGAAGCTTGGCGAAACAGGGCAAAGCGATGCCGGATGCGTCTGGTTCTGGTGGTCGTTTCCCCATCCGCAACGGATCCGACCTCGCCAAGGCCATCAAAGCGGTGGGGCGGGCGAAGGGCGGCGAGGAAGGCCGGCGGAAAGTGCGCCGGTTCATCATGCGCCGCGCCCGCGAGCTGGGCCTCTCCAATCAGATCCCGGACTCCTGGCAGTCCGACGGGTCGATGAAGGGCGGCTACTAGCCCCCGAGTTTTCCCGCGCCACACGGGTGCGGATTGAAACACCCCGCGACGGGGCGGAAAGGGGACGCAATGTCCCAGCCAAACGGTGACCAGGGCGGCAAGCCCGCCGACCCGGGCACTGGTCCTGACAACCTCGACATTGACGACGCTGACGCCGAGCGGTTGCTCGCGGATGCGGTCGACGATGACGACGATGACCCCGAAGGCGCCGACAAACTCGGCGACGCGGGTAAGCGTGCGCTCGACGCGATCAAGGAGCAGCGGAAGAACGCTCGAATTGAGCGCGACAAGGCCAAGGCTGAAGCCGAGGACATGCGAGCCAAGCTCGCCAAGTACGAAGACAAGGACAAGACGGAGACGCAGCGCCTGCAAGAGGCCGCCGATTCGTACAAGTCCCGCGCTGAGAAGGCTGAGGCACTCCACAAGCGCCGCGAAATCGCGGAGGAGCAGGCCCCAGATCACGCCACTGTCGCCCAGATCAGGGCGGTCGCTAAGCGGCTGTCCGGCGAGAGTGACGACGAGCTAGAGGCGGACGCGAAGGAACTGTTCGGGCTCATCGCGCCCGAGCCGTCTGGTGGCGGCACTCCGCCGAAGAACACCCCGCCCAGCAAGCCGAAAGCGAGTCTGCGTGGTGGCGGCGACCCCGATTCCGGGGACGACGAAACCGACCCGCGGAAGCTCGCCGCTCTCATCCCTCGTAACCGGTAAATCCCGCAGCGGTCCGTTCGCCACGGCCGGAGCGGTTCCGAATTCCTAGAGCCCCTTGGAGGTTCACCGTGGCGAACACCTTCGTCAAGGCGCAGAAGATCACCGCTACTGCCCTTGGCCTTCTACAGCGCGAGATCGTTCTTCCTCAGCTGGTGTGGATGGACGCCACCACGGCAGCTGACTGGGTCGGTAACGCCGGTGACACCGTGTCCATCCGCGTGCCCGCTCGCACCACCGCGCGTACCCGCGCGCTTCGCCAGGCCCGGGGTACCGCCTCGGAGGGCGAGGGCATCATCACGATGGACAACCTGGTCGAGACCAAGGTCGATGTCACCTTGGACCAGGCCATCTACTCGGCGGTGCCGACCACCGACGAGGAGGAGACCCTCGACATCGTCTCCTACGGGGCTCAGATCCTGACCCCGATGGTGCGGGCCGTCGCCGAAGGCGCCGAGAACAAGATCGCCAAGGTCATGCAGAACGCGACCTACGCGACCACGGTCAGCGGCCTCAACGCGACCAACACCTACGAGAAGATGATCGACGCTCGGCAGGCCCTGAACGAAGCGAACGTGCCCATGACCGAGCGGTACGTGGTCCTGGGCACCGCGCTGGAGTCGATGTTCCTGAAGGACCCGCACCTGTCGCACTTCGATCAGTCGGGCGACAACAACGCGCTCCGGGACGCCACCATCGGCTCCATCGCCGGGTTCAACCGGATCCTGGTGTCTCAGGCGATCGAGCCGAACGAGGGCTACGCGTTCCACCGCACCGCCTACTCGGCCGTCATGGTGGCCCCGAAGATCCCCTCCGGGGCCAGCTTCGGAGCGCGGCAGTCCCTCGGCGGCGTGGGTATGCGGTGGATCAAGGACTACGACTTTAGGAATGCGTCCGACCGCTCAATGGTCGACGTTTACATGGGCTGCAACATCATCGCCGACGGGCCGGCGTCCAACGAGGTCCAGACCGTCACGATCACTGGCACGCCCACCGGCGGCAGCTTCACGCTGACCTACCAGGGCAAGACGACCGCCGCGATCGCGTACAACGCGACCGGTGCCCAGGTTCGTGCAGCGCTGATCGCGGGGACCGACCTGACCGCGAACCAGCTCTCGGCGACGAGCGGCGGCCCGCTGCCCGGTACCGCTGTGGTGGTCACCTTCGACACCGGCTCCGACGTGTCGCAGATGACCGCCACGGGCAGCCTCACCGGCGGTACCACGCCGGCCGTGGCTGTCACCACCACGACTGCTGGTGGCGCTGGTGGCAACACGTTCGTCCGCGCGGTCCGGCTGACCACCTGATCAGCAGCTCTACCTGATCAGGAGGTATCGGCATGAGCCTGCTGCCACCACTCGCCGACGTCGCGGATCTGGAGGTCCGGCTCGATCGCACCTTCACCGACGCGGAGAGCCCTCGCATCGAGGCGCTCCTGGATGACGTGTCGACGATGGTGCGGCTGGTCGCGGGGAAGACCTGGGTGGATCCCTTGGATGCCACCCAGGTCATTGCCCCCGACATTGTGCGGATGATCGTGTTGCGCGCCGCCGCGCGTTACATCAACAACCCTGGCGGGTTCTCCGCCGAGTCCGCTGGTGACTACTCGTATCAGCGCAACGGGCTTGATGAGCGGGGTGGGTTGTTCCTGACCGATGAGGAAATCGGGTGGTTGAAGAAGGTCGCGGGCCGGCTCGGTCTGTGGTCTCAGCCGCTGACTCGGGGTGATTTGTGGGCCTCCAAGGGTGTGTTCCTGGAGGACAGCTTCGGGTTCGAGTTGTTCCCCGTCGGCGACCCCTACGACTGCTGAAGGCGGTGGGTCATGTCCTTGCTTGACGCTGGCCCGCACACCGTCACGATCTTCATCCAGGAGGAGAGCACCGATTTCCGGGGGAACATCGTGATGCGTCCCTCGACTACGGGTGTGGTGGTCACCAGTTGCTGGATGCAGCCGGTGGCCTCCACACGCGGGGCTTTCGCCGCGTTGAAGGTCGCCGACGGTCAGAACGTGGCTGTGGCCTACAAGCTGATCTGCAAGGGGTCCAAGACTCCGGTGGGTTGGTGGTCGCGGGTCGAGTGGACCGATAACACCGGGAAGCTGCGGAAGTTTTCCATTCTGGGTGGACCGCAGGCCCGGGATTTTTCGGTGTCCACTGACCATGTCAGTTGCACACTCCAGGAGATGCGCTGATGGCCAAGGGGAAGTTCACGTGGGGGCCGGGCAACTCGGCCCGGAAGTGCAACAAGAAAGCCGCCTACCACCGGGAGACCGGGTTCGCGTTGAAGCGGACGGCGAACGAACTGTTCGCCAACGCCCGGCGCAAACTCGCCCAGCACACCTCATCTGGTGATTCGCAGATCCTGCTCGAACACGGCAAGGTCGACTACTTCATCATCCTCGACGATTCTCGGGGACAGCGGGCCGCCGCCGCGATCGAGTTCGGGCACGTCGCCGAGAATGGCCGGTTCGTTGAGGGCATTCACGCGATCACGGGCGGTCTGAAATGAGCGCGCCGGCTCGCATGGTGCCATTCGTTGACGGCATCGCGGTGCAGCTGTGGTTGATGCGTAACCCGCTCGCGGACCTACGCGAAAGCCTCGGACTGTCCGAGGTAAACGTGTTCGAGGATTTGCCGGATGAGCTGGGGAAAGTCATCCCAGTGGTGAAGCTGACCCGCACCGGGGGCGCCGCCGACAATCCTCGGTTCACCTCCCAGTACTGGATGTCGTACAACGTGTGGTCCGGTGCGGAGGTTTCCCAGGGTTGGGATCCGCACCAGGCGGCGTTTGAGCTGGCTAAGCAGGTCGCCAGGGTGTTGTACGAGGCGTGGGAGAACCAGACCGTCACCCCGTACGGCACCGTCAACAAATGGCGTGAATCGACCGGATTTCGCAAGTTCGACGACGCGGAGTTGCCGCACATTTCCCGTCAGGTCGCTGTGTACGACCTGATGATCAAAAACCCTCGCGTCTGAATTCGCCTTTCCCAATTAGCCCGTCTGTCCGGGCACCTCACAAGGAGAGATCATGGCTCTCGATGATGCTGCTGTCATCATCCCCGGCACGGGCTACGTTTACACGGCCCCGGCCGGCACCGCCGCCCCTGTCGACCTCATCAACCCGGGTTCCCCGTGGGAAGACCTCGGGCACACCTCGATCGAGGACGGCCTCACCATCACCAAGGACGGTGGGGATTCGAACATCCTCGGGACGTGGCGTAACCCGGCCCTGAGGGACCGCCGCGACCCTGTCACGTTCGCTATCACCATCCACCTGCTTCAGCTGACGAACGAGACGTTGGCGTTCTACTTCGGCGGCGGCGACACCAGCGTGGAAGGTGTGTTCGGGGTCAACCTGATCACGCAGCCGCAGGAGCGCGCCATGTTCGTCCGCATCGTGGACGGCGACGTCTCCGCGCCGCTGTACGTGCCCCGGGTGTCCCTCGCCAGCGACGACGATGTTGAGGTCGACGTCGAGAACTTCCTGGCGTTCCCGGTCCGGGCGACCGTGCTCGGTGTGACCGGCTCCAACCTCATGGACTGGTACGGCCTGCACCTCGGCCTGCAAACCAACGAGGTCCAGTCGGTCGCCATCACCGGTGTCCCCACCGGTGGCACGTTCACCCTCACCTACGCCGGTCAGACCACCGGGAACATCGCCTACAACGCGGCTGCGTCCGTGGTGCAGACCGCGCTGCTGGCGCTGTCGAACCTCGCCCCGGGCGACGTGGCGTGTTCGGGCGGGGCCCTGCCGGGCAGCCCGGTGGTTGTCACGTTCGGCGGCACGTTGGCCGACGAGGACGTGGCGCAGATGACCGGCAGCGCCACGCTGCTGACCGGTGGCACCTCACCGGCGGTCGTGGTCACCACGACTACGCCGGGCGGCTGATCCACGGCTGGCGGGCGACCGGTCGTGGTCGCCCGCCAGCTCCCCCCTTTCTCTCTCACACAGCCAAGGAGTCACTCCCGTCCATGAACCAGCCATTCGACGTCTACGGCAACCAGGGGCACCGCCCGGTCCCTGTCCAGCCCACCGATCTGCGCTACGGCCACACGGTCACCCAGGTCGACCCGTTGGGCAACCCGATCCCGTACGCCCCGCAGAACCAGCCCGCCAACGGGAACTTCTCGCTGCCGCCGGGTATGCGAGATGCGGCCGAGCAGGCCGCGCAGCAACCCGAGCCGGAGCCCACGATCATCGACGCGATCGCCTCGGACGCGCAGGCCGCGCAGCCGGCGAAGGTCGAGTTCCCGCCGGGGGCGCCGAAGCTGCGCCCGATCCATCAGCTGCCGTTCCGTGAGCGCGGGAACGCGATGCGCCTGTTCGGTGAGCTGCAGAAGATCCAGGGCCCCGGCGAGGGCGAACAGCCGTCGTTCGACCAGATCGCCGACATGTTCGAGGGTTTGGCCCGGATCGATGACTTCTTGGCCGCTGTCGCGGTGGACGCGAACGCGTACCGCAAGTGGGTCGCCGGCCCCGGCAACGACGAGGAAGTGTTCGCGCAGCTGTGGAATGCCTACTCGAACCAGAGCCAACCGGGGGAAGCCTCCAGCTCGTCAAGTTGATCGAGGAGTACGGCAGCGCTCTGGTCGCCGATCTCCGGTCTATCTACCAGGTCGACATCCGTGATCTGTGGCGCGACGAGAGCGCCCTGACACCGCGCTACGTGCTGTGGCTTGCCGAGCACCTTCCCGAGACGTCCGCGACCATCGCCAAGGCCAAGGGCGGCCCGCGACACCGCCCGTGGACCAGCGAAACCCACCTGTTGGCGCTGGTCGCCAATCTGCTGTTCGTCGCCAACCGTCAGCGCGCCGGGAAACCGGTCCGCAGGCCGTTGATCAGCCCTCCGAAATCGAAGGTCAACAAGTCGCGTGGGCGTGTGGTGCGCGCGGCGGACATGAACGCGCGTATGCGCCGGATCCAGCGGCAGGCCGAGAGCAAAGGGGGGTGAGCGGTGAGCAGTCCCGGGGGCGACGAGGTTGCGAGGATCAGCGTCCGGGTTGTGCCGGATACGTCGCGGTTCGGCGCGCAGCTGAAGGCTGATCTGGAGGGTAAGGATCTTCCGGAGATCAAGGTTCCGGTCGATTTCGACCTGAAGACGACGGAGCTGCTGGCGAAGCTCGCGGCGCTGAAGCTCCCGACGATCAAGGTCCCGGTCGACGTCGACCTCGACAAGATCAAAAAGGTCAAGGTGCCCGTCGACGCGGACACCACCAAGGCCAAGGCCGAGATCGACAAAACGGTCGCCGAGGGCAACACCAAGAAGATCACGATCCCCCTCGATGTTGACCCGTCGACCGTCAAGAACTCCCTCACCAAGATCCTCGCCGACCTGGGTAACACGCAGACCGCCAAGATCAAGGTGGACATCGACCGGCCGTTCATGCAGGCCGCGCTGACCCGCGCCAAGGCCGACGCCACCTCGTTCCTGTCCAAGCAGAAGGTCCACATCAACGTCGATGTCGACAAGGACCAGGCCGCGCTGGCGTTCGCCGGGTTCGGCAAGCAGGTCACCTCGATCGTGGGCGCCGTGGGCGGCTCGATCACGTCGGCGTTCGGCTCCGCGTTCGACTTCGTCAAGGCCTCGGGCGGCCAGGTCACCGCCCAGGTCGGCGGTGGGCTCTCCGAGATCGCCGGGTTCGCCCAGACGGCGGGCGGCAAGATCGGCGCCGTCGGCAGCGTGCTCATGGAAGTCGGCAGCGTGGTTTTCGGCATCGTCAGCGCTCTGGCCAAGTTCGCGGTGATCTCCACAGCGGTCGCGGTGGCCGGCGCCGCGATCTCGGCCGCGTGGGGTGCGGTCTCCACAGCGATCGCCGCTGTACCGGCGGCGATCGCTCTCATCGGTGTGCCCATCGCCGCCGTGATGTTGGGGATGGATGGGATCAAGAAGGCCGCGAAGTCGGTCGAGCCGGCGTTCAACTCCCTGAAAGCGTCGGTGTCGGCCGCCTTCGAGAAGGGCCTGCTCCCGGTCTTCAAGCAGCTCGCGTCGATCTTCCCGCAGCTCAAGGTCGGGTTGGGTGGCACCGCGACCGCGCTGTCCGGGATCGCGCTGTCCCTGGCGAACGTGGTGACCAAGGGCGCCGGCCTCGATGCCCTCTCCGGGATCATCGGGAAGGTCAACTCGGCGCTCACCGCGATGTCGCCCGGTCTCGACGCCCTGGTCCGTGGGTTCCTCAACCTGGCCAACACGCAGGCCGCGTTCAACCTGCTGGTCGGGGTGGTCAACACCCTCGGTACCTCGTTCGAGACCATGGTCAACAAGGTCAAGGCCTCCGGCGCCCTCGAAGCCGCGCTGTCCGGGTTGCAGGGTGTGCTGCAGGCGGTGACCCAAGGCTTCATGGACTTGGTCAACAACGGCATCACGCTGTTCGCCAACGCCGCCCCCGGGGTGCAGGCGCTGATCACCTCCCTGACCGGGTTCTTCAACTCCTTCGACTGGGCCTCGCTGGGCACGGCGGTAGGCGGGGTGTTCAAGGGCATCGCCGACGGGATCGCGCAGATCCCGGCCGGCACGATCTCGGGCATCCAGGCGGCGTTCCAGCGGCTCGGGGAGACCTTCCAGAGCGAAGGGTTCAAGAACGGCATCGCCGGGATCGCCGCCGCGATCCCGGCCCTGCTCACCGCGCTCGACCTGGGGGTCAAGGCGTTCGGGTTGTTCGGCGAGGCGGTCGGCTGGGTGGCTACCCACCTGCCCCAACTCGGCGGCGCGATCTCCGACTTCGGCCGGATGCTCCCTCCTCTCATGGGCGCGCCGCTGGTCGCGGCCGGTGAAGCGCTCCGGGGGTTCGGTCTCGCGGTCGACACCAACATCACCCCGTTGCCGAACAAGTTCTCGCAGGGGCTGGGGCCGATCCCCGGCATCGCGGGCACCATCGGGTCTCAGGTTGTGCCGGCGTTCACCGGCCCGCTCTACGGTGTCGCCCCGGCCGCCGCTACGGCGCTGTCACCGACCAAGGCCGCCGTCGTCCAGGCGCTCGCGCAGACCGCCGCGAACGCGGGCGCCGCGAGCAAGGACATCCCGAAGATCGTCGCCAAGGAGCTTGGTGAGACGCCGAAGCAGGTCAAGGCGATCCTGTCCACGCTCCCGCTGATCACGGCGCAGTCGCTGAACCCGATGGCCCCGGCGGCGGCTCAGGCCGTGAACCCGACCACCGCCGCCGTGCAGAAGGTGCTGAAGGCGCTCGACCCGGCGGCGAAGGCAGCGGTCGCCCCGGTCCCCGGCACAGTCGCCGGCGAGCTGGGGAAAACCCCCGCCGCCGCCGGGCAGGCCCTCGATCCGGTGCAGCAGAACGCCGCTGGTGCGTTCGATCAGCTGGGCGCGGCCCCGAAACCGGGCATCGACGCGATGAACCAGGCTGTCACCGCTGGGCTCGGTGGGGTCGCCGCGATCCTCAGCACCAGCCTGCAAGGCCTGCCGGCGCAGATCACCGCCGTCTTCCAGACCATGGCTCAGGCCGCGACGACCGGTGTCGGGTTGATCGGCATCGGGATCCAGGCCGGGATGCCTGGGGTGCAGGCGGTTCTGACCACGGCGTTCACCGCGTTGGGCACCACCGCCGTCATTCCCGCCTTCCAGGCCATGGCCGGGCAGGCGACGATCGGTATCGGGCTGCTCGGTGTCGGCATCCAAGCCGGGATGCCAGGACTGACCCAGGTGATCTTGACCGCGTTCACCGCGCTGGGCACCACGGCGATCCTGCCAGGCTTCGCCGCCTGGGGCACCACCTTCGTCCCGCAGGGCCTGGCCACCCTCGGTACCGCCTTCACCACCGGCTTCACCACCACGCTGGCCCCGGTCATCCTGGCTGCCTTTACCGCGCTGGGCACCACCGGTGTCCTGCCCGGCATCGTGTCCTGGGGGACCAACGCGATCCCAGTGGGTCTGGCCGCCCTCGGCACCACCCTCGGCGCGGGATTCACCTCGATCTTGAGCCCGGCGATCATCGCCGCGTTCACCGCGCTGGGTACCTCGGCGGTCATCCCCGGCATGGCCGCCATGACCGCGGCTTCTGTGCCGGTCGCGCTCGCGGCGCTGGGCACAGCGATCACCACTGGCTTCGCTACCGTCCTGGTCCCGGTCATCCTGGCGGCTTTCACCGCACTCGGGACCACGGCGTTCATCCCTGGTTTCCAGGCGCTGGCCACGGTGACCATCCCCGCTGGGCTGGCGCTGCTCGTCGAGGCGATCAAAACCGGGTTCACCACGTTGCTAGTCCCGGCGATCATCGCGGCGTTCGCCCTGCTCGGCACCACGGCGATCCTGCCCGGGTTCGCGGCGATCGCCACGACGACCATCCCGCAGGGCATCCAGGCGTGGGCCACCGCGATCACCACCGGGTTCACCAACCTGATCGTCCCGGCCGTCGCGGCGGGTATGGCGGCGCTGGCGCAGGCGGTCGCCGACGGATCGCAGCCGGTCGTGGACAACATCAACGCGATGATCACCACCATCCAGGACAACCTTCAAGTCCTGGTCGACAACATGGCCGTGATCGGCGACAACATCACTACCGCGCTCGCCAACGCGATCCTCGCCGGCCAGTCCAAGGTGGTCAACGCGATCGTGCAGATGGTGCAGGCGGCCCTCGCGGCGGCCTTCGCGGCTCTCGGGATCAACAGCCCCTCGAAGGAATTCCAATTCATCGGCTCGTCGATCCCCGAGGGCACCGCGAAAGGCATCGACGACAACGTCTCCATGGTCACCAAGTCGGTCCAGGCCATGGGGAAGGCCGCGATCGCCGCCGGTTCCGGGCTCGTCATCCCCGGGCCCACCGTCAACGGTGCGAGCGACGTGAGCGGCAAGTTCGCCGATGAACTCGCCTCGACCAACGCCACCCTCGGCGGGCCGGGCGGCTCGGCGGGTGCCAGCGGGACCGTTTTCAACATCACCGGGCTCCCGACCGCGACCGCCCAGGACCTCGCTAACAAGGTTGTCTACCAGTCCAAGTACGCGCGCAGGGGTGTCCACAGTGGGAGGTAACAGTGCAGCTTGAACTCCCCGAACTGGGCTACGAACTCGACGGTGACTTCGTCTTCGGTACCGACACGCCGTGGGTGGTCACCAACTTCGATTACGGCACCGCCGACATCCTGACCAACGACATCGCGGCGCCGCGTTCGGACGGGTTGCTGTTCGGCCGTGACTTCGTTGGTGGGCCGCAGTTCCTGCTCGACGTCGCGGTCATCCCGGACTACCCGACGTTCGGGAACTCGGTTGAGGCCACCGATCTGTGGGGGAAATTCAAGAGTCGCTGGCGCAACGACAAGGGCCGTCTTACCCCGGGCTACGCGTCGATGCTGCGGCTTTCCCGGGGCGGTCGGATCCGTCGGGTATACGGCCGAACCCGCCAGTGCACCCCGCAACCGGAGTACGACGCCAACGGCTGGTGGATGGCGGGCGCGCAGTGGCAGTGCATGGATGACTACTTCTACGGCGACGAAGAACGCACCAACACCGTGGCCATCGTCCCGCCGCAGGCCGGTGGCTATCTGATCCCGCCGGATGACCCGTGGTCCTCGATCGGGGTCAGCTACGAGCCGGGTGTGGTGCACGTCGGCGGCGACGACCCGGCGTGGATGTGTTTCATGTTCCGGGGCCCGATCACCCGCCCGGTCGTGGAAATCGTCGGGCACTGGGCTATCGGGCTCAACGTCACGCTGCGCGAGGGCGAGTGGATCGGTATCGACCCCCGGCCCTGGTCTCGCGGCGTGCGGACCTCGGCCGGTTTCGACCTCGGTGGCTCGTTGCTGCCCGGCTCCCCGGTGCTGTCCGCCGTGAAGTTGGACCCGGGCGTCTACGAAATCGTGCTGCGGGGCACCGACGAAACCGGCACGGCAACCATGACCGTCGCCTGGCGCGAAACCTTCTCCTCGATCTGAGAGGCACACCTTATGAGCTGGGATGACGGTGTCCCCTGGGCGATTGGCGGCGGGTCCGCGATGCCGGCCGAGATCCTGCGGCTGGTCAGCTGGGCCGCGCTGGGCGGGCAGGAAGGGGTGTTCTCTTCAGCGGATCTTCGGATCAGCGCACTGGAGACCCCGGGCACCTCGATCCGCGCGCTGCCGGGTGCTTGCTCGGTCGGTAACCGCGCGTTGAACGCGAGCAAGGAACTGTACGTCGGGCGGTTGTTCAGCCAGGACGTTGTGGCGATCGCGCCGACCAGCGCCACCGGTCGCTCGGATCTGATCGTGGTGCAGGTCGAGAACCCCTACATCTCCGGTGAGCCGTGGAACATCCCGGAAGACCCGGCGAACGGGCCCTACATTTTCACCCGCGTGATCTCCAACGTGGCTGCCACGGTGAAGAAGGTCGCCGACCTGAACCTGGGTATCTCGGCGATCACCCTGGCCCGTATCGACATCCCGCCGTCGACCGGCACGGTCATCCAGTCGATGATCAAAGACCTGCGCACCGTGGTCAACCCCATGACCGGCGCGGTCCAGCCCCCGGACGACGGCGGCGACGGCGACGACGGCGACCCTGTGGTGATCTGCCCGGGTGGCGACGGCGACGACGACGGCGACGACGACAACGACCCGCTCGAATCGACCCAGACCAGCTACATCCCCTGGCCGTTCACCGGCAACACCGACATCAACATCCCGAGCTGGGCGAACTACGCCGACATCACCGTCACCGTGATCAGCGCGTTGGCCGACAGCGGCGGCGGATCATGGGGTGGGCTGTTCGGCTTCATCCGGCTGATCCTCGGCGGCATCGCGCAGGAAGAGCAGAGCTTCGCCTGCAACACCGAAGGCCGCCAGGACATCGTCTGGCAGAAGACCAACGTGCCGATCCCGGCCGCGCAGCGCGGCACCACGCAGCACTTCCACCTGACGCATCGGATGCTTTCGGGTGCGGGCCGGCTGCTCTCCACGAGGTCGACCAAGATCCGGTTCGACGTCAAGTTCAAGCAGCGCCCCGGCACCGACTAGCCCCGCGTAGCTCGTAGCTCATCCAAGCCGCTCAGCCGCCTCTGAGCGGCTTTTTGACGTCCCCAGAGGGAGTACATATGACCAGCTACTCGCTGGGAGCTAGGAATCGAGTCGTCGACTCACTCGGGGTGAGCGGCGGTGCCGACTGGTACTCGTTGCACACCGACGACCCCGGCACGACTGGCCTCAACGAACTCGCCGGCTGCCCGCGTAAGACGACCACATACCCGGTGGCCGCCGCCGGTGAGGCGACCAACGGCGGTGTGCTGTTCGACGTGCCGGCCGGGTCCACGATCCGCTACTTCGGCCGCTGGTCCACGAGCACCGCCGGCACGTTCCTCCTCGGCGGCCCACTGCCGGCGCAGGAAGTGTTCGGGGTCGCCGGCCAGTACCAGCTCTCGAACAAGATCGTCCAAGGTGCCTCGTAGCGATGGGCGCCCTGGAGCGCAGCCCGAAGGTCAACTGGATCGAGGAGCAAGGCGGACTCCCCTCATACATCGAGCGCATCGCCCTTCACCTGCATGGCCAGAAGGGCATGTCGATCAGCCACGCGATAGCGACGGCGGTGAACGCGGCCAAGAAGATGTGCGCGACCGGGGACCTGAACTGGCCCGGTCTGCAGAACGTCAACCCCGGCTCTCGGGCCGAAGCGTGCGCCGCCGTGGCCCGGTGGGAAGCGATGAAAGCCGCCGCGAAGGCATCTAGAGCCAAGAAGGGGTGACCGGTGGCGCTGCGCCTGTACCTGACCAACGACACCACGCCGTACACCCCGCCCACGATCCGGGGTACCTGGTCGGACAAGGTACTCAACGGTGTCAGCTTCCTCTCGCGGCGCAAGACCGGTGTCGGGGTTACGGCGGCCAAGGCTGAGACTTCGAACTCGTCGTCGTGGGCGGTGCTGTGCCGCCGCTTTGTTTCGGACCGGGTCAACAACCCGGGCACCCTCCAGGGCGCGTTCACGCTCATGGCCGGCTGGTTGGAGTCGAACTCCGCCGCCAACATGGTCACGCGGATCCACATGTACGTCACGGTTGGCAGCACTGACGTGGTGCGCGGAACCCTGACGGCGCTGGCCCTGGATGGCACCACCGAGTTCCCGATCGTCGCCTTCGGCACCAGTGCCTCCGGTGTGAAGCTGACCGGGACGTGCAGCTCGGTCGCGGTGCAGGTCGGCGACCGGGTTGTGCTGGAAATCGGCTTCAAGGCCGCGAATACCGTGACGACCTCCTACACCGGCACGATGAACTACGGCGGCACTGGCGCGGATCTGGTTGCCGGCGACCGCAACGTGACCACTCGTCCGGGCTGGATCGAGTTCGCGCACACCTCGTTCCATGACGCGTTCGACATTCCGTTCCGCGAGGGTGCGACCACGACGACGGTCGGTGTCACTCAGCAGGCGTGGGATCCGAGCAAGGTCAAGTCCGCGACCACGACGACGACGGTCGGTGTCACCGTCACCCAGCTGCAGGGCTACAAGGTCGCGCGCACCACCACCGGCAACGTTCGGCCACCGGGTCGCCCACCGGTCGGGACCCCGGAGACCGGTTCGGTCACTACCGGTGCGTCGGAGCGCGACGGCGGCACCCTCGTCACCACACCGACGAGCACTCAACAGGGCGCGGCGGTACGTGTGGCGTCGACCGACGCTTTGTCGACCACCGACCGGGCCTCGCTGAAGGTCGTGCCGTACGCCCTGATCCAGGGCGACTACCACGACATCTCGCCCCCCGACATTGACCTGCTCACCGCGCCGCCGCCGCCGAGCCCGCAGAAGCCGGTGCGGTTCA